TTCTATATGGGAAATCATACTAAACCGTGGGATATAGATGAAGATGGAATGAGACCCTCTAGTTACACTATGGCTGAGAACTGGGGAGGTCAGATTAACTTTATGATACCTTTAGACCGTGAAGGTTTGAATAGGTGTCGTAGTATAGCAGCTAGGCAGCAAGCAAAGATGGAGCTTGACTATGAGTTAGTTAGAGCTCTTAAGTGTGCAGAACTTCAGCAGAAAGGGTTCATGATACGACCAACAACACGTGTATACCATATGTGTTCAGACATCATACCTATTGCTGCATTTAAAGAGGAAGTGATTAAAGCTAAACAAGCTTCACTTCCACCTTCTCCACCGCCTAAGAAATGGTGGCAAAACCTTAATCCTTTTAGTAAATGACTTACGCTAATAAAAGTGCTAGAGAGATAGCAAATGAAAAAGCAGCTGTAGCTAAAAAAGCAGCACCTAAAAAGCAAACACCTACACCTAAAGAATAATGGTCCTTATAATCAAGCCCATCCTTTTCGCCTTCTTGAAATCGGATTCAGTTAAAAAACTAGTTGTTGATCTACTAGAAGCTTATGTCGCTAGAACAGATAATAAGTTAGATGATCAAGCACTAGAAATTGTAAAGAAAAAACTTCTTAATTAATGGAACAAGTATCAGTAATCCCTAAGAAGGCTACTGAAGACAAGTTTAATGAGTTACATAACCTCGTCACTGAAGACTTTTTACGGAGAGTCCGAAGTGGTGAGGCTACAACTCAAGATTTAAAAGCAGCTTGTGATTGGCTTAAAACTAATGACATCACTGGTGTACCTGTTGAGGGTAGTCCTTTAGATAAGTTAGCAAGAGTTATCCCACAAGTAGATCCAGACTTAGTACAAAGCAGACTTCATGGCAAAAACTTCAACAGAGCAGTATCGTACAAACGCTAAATCTCGTGCTAAACATGTACGAGATAATAGTCCAGGTGGTAAATACGCTCATTCAAAAAAATATAAGAGAGACCACGCTGACGCAAGAGCTAGCCTAAAGATAGGTAAAGGGTCTACTAAGGATGCTTCCAAGCAACCTGATGGCTCCTATAAAGCAGAGAGTCGGAAGACGAATCGTGGTAGAGGAGGTGCAAAGAGGAAGTAAATATGGAACCAGAATATGATGAACAGGGTAATATCCCAGGTCCAACTAATGATAGCCCGATACATTCATCCGAACAAGGTCTGATTAACGCTAAAAAACTAGCTTGGGAAGGTTTTAAGTGGGCTGTTCCTGGTGGAAGTATAGCTGATGTATTTTTTGATCAAGATAAACGTGGCGATTTAAAGTTTACACAACAACCGCAAGTACACCAACTTGCTCATCCTGCTATCCAGTTAGTTGCTCAAAAAGCAGGTAGTGAATTCTTCAATACAAGAATAACCCCACATAGACCACTACCTTCTACTGGTGCTATAACAAAAAATAAACCAGTAGATGAGAAAACTGGAGCAGATATATTAGATAAGATTTTTAAGTGGAAAAGATTTAGCAATAATACTATTACTGAAAGAGAAAGATTATTGAAAGCTGGGGAAGGTAGAAACGATCCAACAGTTTATATATCTCCTGATGAAGTAGCAGAAATGGGATTAAATGAACCCCTTCAATCTACAATACGACAAGGAGCAGGTGAATCAAAACGTGATTATACAACAAGATATTGGAATACTAAATTTGATGAGCTTGGAATACCAGAGGATGTAAGATTTAATTTAAGAGAAATGCTTGATTCGGATCATTTAACTAAAGCACAAAGGAGAAATATTAAATCTGGTATATCTAACCCAAATTATACCTTTAAAGATTATAAAGAGATGCGTACAGTATTAGTAGATGATTTTTTAGATGGATTAGAAGATTTTGGCATAGATCCATCTACTATTGAAATACATCACATATCATCACTAAGGCATGTTTCTCAGTTGTTTGAAGGTTTAGAAAGATCTCAATGGCCTCAGATGTTAAACGAAATATATAATGCAGGTTTAGCTACTGGTAATGATCCAGATAATTTAATGCCTATGCAAGCTAAAGCTCATAGAAGTGGAAGCTCTAGTAATGTAGATTCTGTTCACCAATATCTAGATAATGAACTTGGTAAATATAATGAGCGTATAACAGGTGATTTTGGTGATGAAATTAGAGAACTAAGCGTTGAAGAAAGGATTCCCTTTATTAAAAGATACGCTGAAATCAGACAGTCTTCTTTACAAGTTGCAAATAATGCAATTAGACAAGTATTAGATGAAACAGCATTAAACCGAGAAGGTGGGATGGACGCATTATTAGATAATATAGTACTATCTAAAGATCAACTAAATTATGTTCAATCTGAAATAAGCAAACATATAGAACTTCAACTTACTCGACCTAATTGGGAAGCTTTATCAGATTCTATTACAGATGATATATCAGCTGCAGAAGCACTAAAAGGTAGAGGTCTCTCTCCATCAGGACCAACACAAGATCAACTATTTGATTTAGGTAAAAAAGAATCTAATAAGAAAAATAATAAAGGTCCATCAGGACCAGGAGCATATTGGGATATTGAATCAGAATGAATCCATTAACCGCTTTACAGCAAGACTTTAAACTATTCCTACAAGCCCTATGGTCCCAACTTGACTTACCTTCTCCAACAAGAGCCCAATATGCAATCGCAGACTATCTTCAAAATGGCCCTAAGCGTCTTCAAATCCAAGCTTTCCGTGGCGTTGGAAAGTCGTGGATCACTGGAGCCTTCGTCCTCTGGACTCTCTTTAACGATCCAGAAAGAAAAATTATGATCATATCTGCCTCCAAAGAGAGAGCAGATAACATGTCCATTTTCCTACAAAAACTAATTATTGAAACTCCATGGCTAAATCATCTCCAACCCAAATCGGAAGATTCCAGATGGTCTCGAATAAGTTTCGACGTCCATTGTTCTCCTCACCAAGCCCCAAGCGTAAAGTCGGTGGGCATCACTGGACAGCTAACAGGAAGCAGAGCCGATTTAATGATTTTGGAC